ACATATTGATTTGCATAGCTTATTGCACCGTTTTCTTCGGCAAGAGTAACAATCCCTGTTGCTGTATCAATTGTGAGTGTCTGCCCTGCTGATATAGATTTATTAACCTTTATAAATTCACCGTTATCATTAGTGATTTTGCAATAATCTCCTACACCATTTATAACAATTTTAAAAGGCGTTTCTATCCCACTTGTATTGTCATATGTAAAAGACTTCTGCCATTCGCCCATTTTTAAAGGACCATTGGCAAAAGTAAAAGGAAATCTCCATAAAGGTTTTACAGTTCCAAAAACATACTCTGTTGCGTTGGCATCTCGCCACATTGGATTGTCGGCTACAAATTGTATTGTAAATTTGCCATCTACAAGTTCAGGTGTTTCAAATGGTTTTACATCAATCTTAAAATTCCCGTATTCCGTAGCATATGTAATAGTGCCTTTGAGCTTTGGGGATAACACGCTAACTATATTTTGCCATTGTCTTTTATAGTCGGCGTAGCTAACACCCCTAAACTCATAAATCATATCGCACATAATAGTACGTGCGTTTAAGTACGCGTTTCCTGTGATTGCACCGTCTTGTCCTATGACATTATACGTTTGTTCGGTTTTGCCAAGATTGCCTGATAGTGATAATAAAAACTGTGTTGATGCAGGGTTGTTGTCAAAAACTATGCTTTTCCCTTTTTCATTTGTATATGTAAAAGTTTTCATTAATAAGCACCGCCCATCTCCTTTTTTATCATCTTGCTAATAGTTGCAATCTGCTGAGTAGTTAAATTAGCGTTGGTAAAATAATTATTGTATGTATTCCCCATATCTTTCATAATTTCAGGTAGCTTTGACAATGGGATAATTGCTTCCATACCGGCTTCGCCACCAACAAGCCCTTTGTTGCCTTGCATACCAAACAAAGTAGCTTGATTTAAAATTCCACCTTCCGCAAGATATTCAACTTCGCTTATTTTAGGTATATTAAAGCCGAGTTTTTTACCCTGAATATTGTTAGGCAAAAAGTCCCAATCAGGGATATCAATACTTATTTTGTTAATGCCACCAATTATAAAGTTGATGCCTTTTATTAAGCCATTAAACATACCTAAAATTGCATTAATAGGTGCTTTTGCAATATCAACAAAGCCATTCCATATACCGCTAAAGACATTTTTTATGCCATTCCATACAGTTGTAAAAAAGTCTTTAAACCCATTAATTATTGACTTTATACCATTGAAAACACTTATGCTTTTTTGTACCATAGAGTCCCAAATGCCACTAAAAAAGTTACCTATTGCGGAAAATACTGTGATGAAAAAATCTGCAACTGATGAAACAACTGATTTAATATTGTCCCATAACCCAATCCAAAAGTTTCTAAAGCCTTCACAATTATTCCATAGTGCAACAAAAGCCGCAACCAAAGCTGCAATTGCTGTTATTATAAGCCCTATTGGATTAGCAGCCATTACAATATTAAGCATCGTTTGCGCAGCTGTTATTGCTTTTATACTAATTGCAAGAGTTCCCAATGCTGCAACAAGTGCCATAACAAGTGCTTTGTGTTTAGCAATAAAATTAACGACCTCTTCAATTACTTTTATTGCCTTTTCTATTGCCGGCACAAGCGAAGTTGCAAACTGTCCGCCCATTTTACCAATACCGGCAGTAACTGTTGCCTTTAATTTGTCAATTCCGTCTTGAAAAGCATTAGCGCCATCTAAAGCATCTTGTGATAATATTAAACCTGCTTGTTCTGCTTCTTCACCATATTTTTTGAGGTCTTCTGCACCACCAAGAATTAATGGGTTAAGGTCTCGTGCTGACTTCCCAAATATCTGCATAGCAAGTGCGTCTCTTTGGGTTTCATTTTCCATTTTGCCAAGAGCATCTATTAATTCGGCGAATACCTCTTGCTTATCTCTTAAGGTGCCATCTTGATTTACAAATTCAACACCAAGAGCTTTAAAAGCCTCATAAGCATCTCCAGTGCCTTTTGTGGCTGTCATCATATTCTTTGTCATTTTTGACATTGAGCCTGTAAGAGTTTCAATATCAACATCTATTCGCTCTGCCGCATACTGGTATTTTTGTATTTCTTCCGTTGATAGCCCTGTTACTTTTGCCATGGTGTTAATATCATCTGCTGCTTGTGCAGATTTCATAGCCATGCCGACAATAGCAGTACCACCAGCTGTAGCAACTTTTAACATAGTGTCAGCAGCTTTGTTAAGTTTTTCAGTTTTATCACCAAAGACGTCAATTTCTCTACTAGATTTTTTTATTGCTTCAGTGTTGTTTTTAATAGCCTCTTCAAAATTCTTGACTTTACCTTCAGCAAAAGCAATTTCGCGCTGAAGCTTTCGATATTGTTCTTGATTTATTTCTGTACCGTTTGCCATATCCTTATCAGCTTTATCTTTTGCATCTTTCAAAGCCTTTAAGGACTTTTTGCTTTCGTCAACGGCTTTCGTCAATAAATCTTGCTTTTGCTTTAACAGCTCGACATTTTTCGGGTCAAGTTTTAAGGCAGCATTAACACTTTTTAGCTCAGTTTCAAGTGATTTAGTGTTCGAATTGACATCTTTTAAAGCTTTGTTGAGATTTTTTGTTTCACCATTTATTTCAATAGTAATACCTTTTATGTTTCCAGCCATGTTATTCCCCCTTTCTGTTGAGGTTGATTAAGTCATCAGCTCCGACACATTTTGTTTGAGATAATCTCCAACATTTATCAAGGTAATCTTGCCCCTCTTTGCTTTGCTGATAGTTATAAATTGCACTTTCACGCAAGAAAAACCAGTAACTAAATACATCAAGGTTATCAACTTCAAAAATTGATATATTGCAATAATCAGCAACTATTTTATATTCGTATGAATTAAGATGATAATGCCCCTTGCTATCGTTTTCATCAGGACAGCAAGGGACTATTAGTTTGGGTTGTTAGTTTTTTCATCTGTTAACCAATCAATATATGATTGCATTAAAATCATCATCTGAGGCATTGACATACTTTCAATCACTTCATCAGGGATTTTATAGTTTGTTTTGTTCTTATTAATTATGATTTTTACAAGGTCTGTTAGCTCTGCAAATGTTGTATCTTTATTCATTTCTGATAATTTTCTCAACGTTTTAAGTGAGCAAGGTTCAAGTTGTAGTTCGTAATCGCCAATTTTGACATCAAAATATCTTGTAATTAAATTTAAATCTAACATTATATCCCACCTTATTATAAAATAAAAAAGGGCGAATACACGCCCTTTATATTATGTTTTTTATCCTGCTTCTGCTGCTACTGTTTCGGTCAATTTAAACTTATGCCCGGCCTCGTCATAAGGTTTACAATCAAATTCAGGCTCAATCTTAGCAGCCTTTTCTCCGAAAGCCAAATCAAAACCGTTCGTTGCAAGTCCAAGAACCTGAAGAGCCTCTATTCTGTCCTTATCATCAGGTACAAAGCAAATCCAGTATAAATCCATAACGGCTTTAGAAACACCGCCAACCTCTGTTACTCTCTTACCATTTGTTTTGGTATCAATTTCAGCTGTCTGTGTTGCCTTTTTAATAAACTCGCCATTCCAAGTTACTAAGCCAAACTTAACTTTGACTTCTTCCTCTTTCATAACGGTTTTTTCGATAATACCGCTATCGTCTTTGTCTGTGTTATATGTAGGCTTATAAGACAAAGTAAAACCACCCTGAATATGACCAGCTAAATTAGCAGCGGTTGCAATTTGTGATATTGCTGGCATAGTTGCGTTTGCAGCGTCTTTTTTAAGCATATAAACACTACCACTACCCAAAACCATATCTTTATTAGTAAATGCCATAGTTTACCTCCTATATTTTATCTATTTGTGTTTCTATTTCGATATATCTAACAAAAATGCTCTCATCAGGTATCTGTGTTTCTTCAGACGCCGAAAAGAGCAAATTATTATTTTTTAGAACTGTACAAAGTGTTTCATATGATGTGTAATCAGATTCAATTGTATACAGTTCTATGCGCGGGTTATGTTCTTTCGTTAAGATTTTATTATCAGCGCCGCCATAAACCTCAGTACCCTCACAGACAACCATATATGGAGGTGTAAGTGCTTTGCTGGATTTCAGCCTTTTTTGAGGTATATTACTTTGCTTTAAAGCAATATACAAAGCGTTAAATGTCACTTAATACCCTCCAATCTTTTTTTTAGTGTGTTAAATAGGTTTTGTGCCTTTTCGTCTGCCTGTTCCCAGTGGGGAAAAGCTCTTGCCCTTTTTCCGTTTGGTAAATCATGCCCGTATTCAAGCAAATGTGATAATTGCCATTTTTTATTATAAACTACATATCCACTAAAATCACTTTTTGTACTTGCTTTTTTAACTGCAAAGCTTTTTTTGTAATGCTTTGTTTTTGCGTTACTTACAGGGATATTAGGGTTATTTGATAAATCGTTTTTAATTTGGTCGGCAATATTTTTACACTCATCATTTACGATATTTTCAACATCAGCGTTATAGTTTTTCATTGTTTCAACAAGATAATCTGATAAATCATCTATTTTAATTTTATTAGCCATTGCCAATACGCTCCGCACAATATAACTCTGTATATCCGTCTGTACGCTGATAATATCTATACACACTATAACGCTTGTTATTGTACTCTGCGATGCTTTCTTCGTTGTATTCGTCGCTATTTACCACAAGCACCCTTTGAGCTTTAAAACCCCTTTGACTTGCGTTAAAAAACTCATTCGCTGTGACAGGCAATTCAGCGCAAAATACCTCTACATTCTTTTTTGTGACGGTTGGTATGCCATATTCATTTTCTGTTGTCGTTATGGCAATAAGCCTACACTTATTTTCAAAAGATAAACTATTTTTATCGCTTATCATTCGCTCACCTCATCTGTGTATTGAGATGTAACTGCCAACGCATCACGCAAAGCCTCGAAATTTTTTTGAAACAACTCTCCTTTTGACATAAAATTAAATTGTGCTTTACAGTATAACTCACAAGCTTTAATGATTAATTTGTTAACATTTTTACTTTCGCTTGTTATGCCCTTAACATTAACACCAACCCTGCTTAATTCAAGCAGGGCGGTTTCTATGTTATCTTTAATTTCATTGTCAAGAGTTGTAGAGGTTCGTCTTAATGCAAGCTTTATTTCATTGAGCATTAATTATCACCCCGTATTTGTTGTGTCCTCCACTTTAATTGTTAAGGCAACGTCATTGTCTTTAGTAAACTTAACTGTAAATACGACATTACCAACATCTAAAGTTGCAAGGTATGCCTTTTTAATTGTGATTACACCATCAGCACCCAACGACCAATTAGCACCGCCGTTCTTTACAACTTCGGTTTCTCCGATATAAAGCTTTGATACTGTTGCACCCGTGCCACTTGTTGCAGTAACAGCTACATCAGCATAATTTTCTCCACTTATGTTTTTATCAAATGTAGCCGTGGCTGGAGTTACTGCATTTATGAGTTTTTTACTGTCACCGTAACGAGTGAGTTTTTATCAACGGTCTTACCGTCAACAAGCATAATAGCTTTTGTGATTTGGTCGTCTGTGTCCTCATCTGTGTATTTTTTGATTGTCATAGCATAGTTAGTGTTAATAACATAGCTTGAGAAATCGAAAATAGCTGCTACGATAGTATCTGCTTCCACAGATGTTGCAAATGCTGGCATATATGGCGCAAATTCAACACGTCTGCCAAGGATTGCATATTCAGGCTTGCCGTCAAGTCCTACTGACATTCTAGCAATAGGTTGGTTGTTTTCGTCAACCATTCCAATAATTTCATTATAAAATGTTGATTTTTGCATAACCCAAATTGCATTAGCGTCATAAGCCTCAGGGAGTAAGCCTTCTGCTTCGCAAAGGTCTGCATATGTAATGTGGCTGCCCTCTGTAATATTGACATTCTGACCACTTGCAACTGTTTCAGTTAAAAATCCTTTCATTTGATTTCCGTTGTCGCCTGTACCAGTAAACATTGATTGTTCGATAGCCTTAATCATAGCCTTTGATACTTTTTCGATAAGGTCATTTTCGAAAATATCAAGTGTTACAACATCAGCCTCAAATGATACAGCCACTTTACAAATGAGTTTATGATAAGCAAATGTAACCTTGCCAGTTGGCGCTTCTTGTGTATCTGCCGTGCCTCTTTCTGCTACCCAAGATGCTGTTAAGTTAACTGCTGATGTTGGTATTGTTACGCCACCCTTAAAGTTTGTTTTTGTTGCCATACTAAAAAACTTACCATAGTTTTCAAGCTTTGAGTAAATTTTTTGGACTAGTACAGTTGGGATAACAGATGCAACTTCACTTGTTCCTGTCTGTGCATCTGCGTTCATAAATTTAGCAGGGATTTTTTCACCCTTTAAAACATGGTTCATAAATGCTTTTCTGTATTCTTCTGAGTTATACATTTCTGCCTTTGATAGTATTACATTGTTTTCCATTTTGTTTTCATTACCTCCAATTATTTGTTTTACAATTTGTGATGCACTTTGATTGTTGAGTGCATTAAGATTTGCCTGTAACTTACAAGCATTATTATAGTCATTATCAAGCTTTTCAATTTCAGCAGTAACTTTATTAGCATCTTCTAGCTTCCCTGCATCAATATAAGCCTGTGCCTGAGCGATTAGCTCAGTTCTTTTTGTGTTATACATTTCTTTAGTCAATTTCTTTTCCTCCTAGTTTTAAAAGATTTAATTTTGCTTGTGTTTTTGCCAATAAAAAATCAGCGTTGACTTCTTTGGCACGCTGATTACGCATTTTATTAATTACCTCTAAAGGCAATAACCCTGTTGTACTTGCTGCTATTTGCAAGTTTTTGTTTACCGATATTTTGTCGATAAAACCTTTCTCTACTGCTTCTTGTGCTGTTAACCAGGTTTCTTTATCGCACATTTCCAGTAATTCTTGTTCAGACAAGCCTGTTTTATCAGCGTAAGCTTGTACAATAGATTTGTTTAAACCTTGCAAGATTTCACTTGCCTTTTCCATTTCATGATAATCTCCGCTAAACGAGCCTGACACATTATGTATCATTAATTGTGCCGTTGGTGATATTTCGCTTTGTCCTGCCATAGCAATTACAGATGCTGCGCTACCTGCGATGCTTTGGATATGTATCATAACTTGTCCGCTGTATTCGCGCAACTCTGAGTAAATTTCTATCCCCGCAAATAAATCGCCGCCGCTTGAGTTAATATAAATATCAAGCTTTTCTCCGTTTGCTTTTGCAATAACATCTTTTATTTGCTTAGGACAAACATTTTCGTAACCAAAATAGTCATAAATCCAAGCATCATCATTTCCGACAATTACACCGTTAATATCTATCCGCAATTTTATTCACCTCCTCCTTTTACTGGTACTGTGTCTAATCTTACATAGTATTCATCACCAGTTGGTATATCAGCAAGATTAAATACCTCGCGTATTTCGTTTGCATTGAGTATGCCTCTGTCAAATAGTTGTACTAACTGTAATTTTGTTTGCATACTTGCTGTTGCAAGGTTAAAAGCAGTAAATACAATCTTATTGCCATAGCTTCTTTCTTTTCGGGTAAATAGTTTTCTTGTAAATTCACCACTTAACTCAATTACAATCGGCTCAATTTCAGCTTCGTAATAAGCAGTGTATTCATCTTCCGTATACTTGCTTTGCACAATTTTTTCGTTTGTGTTAAATAGCGAATAGATACGCTGCACTGTTTTTTCCATTTGTGCTGAGTTTGGCACATAGTCCTTTGGCGTAACTTGTGTAGCATCAACTTTACTATCAATAGCAGCAACGCCTGTTCCGTTTTGCACTTCCAAAAAGTTAGCAGAAAATTCTTGCGCTTGTTTTTTAAGGTCCTCAGGGCGTAAAGATGATGTAAACTTTAACAACCACCTTATTACGCTAGAGTTTTTAATAGCGTTTACAATCCCTTGGTCTGTTGTTGTTACTACCTCCATTAAAGGAGTTAACGCTTGGATAATGCTGTCACCAAAAACATCGTTGCTGTTAAAATCTTGTCTTAAATGGATAAGGTCACTATATGGGAATGTGTATGCCTTACCGTTATTAAAGTAAAATTTTATATACATTTCATTGTTTATGTATTTTACTTCAGCTTGTGATGCAGGTATTGGATATAGCTCCGTTGGATAGCCATTTTCGTCACGCATAATTAAGATAAAAGCATTATTATTTAAACATAGTTGCGTGGTTACTTTTTCAAGCATTTTTTGCATTGTCATATATTCATTTGGTTCTTCGAGCAAAAACCTCATATATGGCTCAGGGTTGACTACAAGATTTGTTTTGCCTGTTGTTTTGTCATACTCATTTCTTAAATGCTTTGCAACTAATTTGCCAATAGCTTTTACTTTCGGGCGTATACACGCCCTAACAATATCACTTTGATAAACCTTGCCATTCCACGCATAAAATCCGTTGCCTTGTTCAACAACCATTTTATATTTAGTAACAGCTTGCGATTGGTTTTTAAATTTACTAAAAAGTCCTATATTTCTCACCTCTTTTCACTATATTAGATATGGTGACCATCTACTTTCAGTTTTTTACAATAGCTGAAATTTGTTTCAATGTACCAAACACCTTTATTTTGTTAATGTGAAAATATCTCCCCATTTTGCGTCAAGCACAATTACTTTTCGCCCAAACTTTTCTGTAAATTGTTTTTCATATGCAAGAATATCTGCTGGGTGTAAGTGAATATCTGTTCTAAGAATTATATCACCTTCGCCAACAATTCCGTTGATAGAATTAACCGTATATTGTCTACCATAATCATCAATTATTTTCATAAAATCCTCATTAAATTAAACTCTCAAATTCATCCGAATTGTTATAATAAATGACATAAGCATCTATCAAAGCTGCCATACCATCTATTCTCTGCGTTCTATCAGACTTTTTAACGAGTTGGATATTCCCGTTTATATCAGTTTTAATTGCTGAATTATAAAAACACCATTTATCGATAGGGTTATTATTGTAAATGATGTTGCGTTGTTGAAACTCAGCTTTTAAGTTTTTCATCGGGTCAGAGCAAGTAATAATACCTTGTCTTACTGGTATTAAAACGTTTTTACCAAACTCTTGTTCAAACGCTTCCTTTAACTCGTCAGAAACGTGCCACGGGTCATATCCAATTTTATATGGGTAAATATCATATACGTCTCTTAACTCGATAAACCAGTCAAGAATAACACGCTTATTTACCTTGTTTCCGGGGCAAGTCCTCATTAAACCTCTATTTATCCATTCTGTATATGGTACACTGTCACGTTCTTTTCTATCGCCCTTAGTTTCTTGCTCATCAATAACACTTTGTGGTATCCAATACATAGATTTTATGTAAAGCTTATCTTCCCCTGGCTTTTTGCAAATAGCTTTAGCAGCGTTTAAGTCTATATTGTCGGCAGCGTCAAAACCACCAATAAAATATCTAAAGCTGTAATCAGGTATTAGTTCTTCATTGTCAAGTTCTTCCCACGATAGCCATGCATCTTCACTGTTTTGCTTCATATTGAAATCCTTAACCATAACAGTTGGCTTAAACGAACTATCAGCTTTTGCTTTTTCTACCATTTGCCTTAAATAATCTCTTGATTTGATAGTGTCAAGTCCCGGGTTTGCTTTTATCCAACATTCTTCCTTATCCCACTCATCGAGACTATCAAGTTCATAAATAAAAGGGAGAAACCTTTTATTGATTTCTTCCCCATATAATATTTTTTTTGCATATTCGTATTGCTTGTCAAAAATGCCTTCACGGATAAATCCATTTGTAGAAATGGTAAATAATAAAGGCTGTTGTCTTGCACCCATAGCTTGCTTAATTAGGTCGTATAAATCACGATTTTTAATTGCTGCTAACTCATCTATAATCGCACAATGCACATCTAACCCGTCAAGGCTTGATGTATTGCTTGCAAGTGCTTTTATAAAGCCAAGATTATGAGCAAAATACAAATCAGCAGCCCTCTTTTTAATATGTTTTTTTAATAAAGGCGATTGTTGTATCATTTTATATGCAGCGTTAAAACCTAGCTTTGCTTGGTCTAACATTGTTGCAACATTATATATCTGTGGCGAGCCTTCGTTATCATTTACAAGCATATCTATTTCAACGCCAGCACATTCAGATGTTTTTCCGTTTTTTCTTCCCTCAATAATTAAGCATTCGTTGTATTGTCTTAGGTTATTATCATCAACAAAACCAAATAAAGCTTGTAATCTAGCTTTTTGAAATAATTCAAGTTTAAAAGGCGTGCCAATTCTGCCTGACGGCAATTTGCAAAACTTTTCAATAAAATTGATATGCTTATTTGCTATTTCATAATCAAAATGAAACTCATCAGGACTAACTAAACGATTTAATAGTATTTCTGATATTTTTTTCATTTTCTCACAGGCTATAATTTTTCCGTCATAAATCCCTGTAAAGTATTGTTCAAATTCTGTCAATTTTTAACACCACCGATAAACTTCAGTAATTCATCGGCTTCTTTGTTATCTTCAGGAAGCATATCAACGAGTTTTGACATTAATGCCGTGTATCTGTTAATCATAGTGTTATAACTTTTTTGCGCTGGGTTCTCCAATATTACATCAAATCCATTACCATTAACTGTTTTAATAATTGCTCCATTTTCTTTTATATCTTCCTGTAACTCATTTAAAGTTTTTTCCATAAATATTGCTTGCTTGTACATTTTTTCAGCAAGTGGTTTTTTGTTTTCTTCGATTTTATCGTATAGAGTTTCAAATAGTTCTAAATCTGTCTTATTCTTTTTTGCTTTCGGCATAATCTCTCACCTCCTGCTTATACCCCTTTCATGCAGATTTATCACGCGTAAAAATTGTTG